AAGAAGAAGATCAAGTGCTTCATCAAGCTTCTTAATAGTTTCTTTAGGTAAAGCTTTGAAGTTATTAACCTGTTCTGGTGTACCAAGCTTACCGTTGTTAATCTTCCATAGAGTCCAAAGATGACCGAGAGTAGTTTCTCCATCCTTATTTATTCCTCTTTTAAATTTATTTAATGCTGCTATTTGAGCAGGTTCAAGATTAATCTTAATAGGCATTTTCTGATGCGCTGCATCCAGTAAAACTTCTCCTTGCTTAACTGGTCTATTATTAATCATATCTGCGTCAGCAAATACATCTTTAGTTACGGGGTTAAGCCAACCTTTGCCTCCGTATGGCCAGAAGGGTGTAGTAACTCTTTTAACTGTGTATTTTCTAATAGAATTAAAATAATCTCCTCTTAGCTTTTCAAAAAAAGTATTAGGTGCATACTTACCACCTGCTAATCTGGATAGATTTGCTGTGGTATCGTGATAAAATGAATATTTTTTATTTGTATCATATTCAAATGACTCAATCAGTTTATCACTTTCTGCATCTATTTTTTGTAAAGCTCTTCTAAACACATTTCCATCTTCAGTATTCTTGCCAAGCTGTTTGATAACAAACGACAATGGCATCTTATCTATATTGGAACGACTAGCCTCAAGATACTCTTGAATAGGCTTGATGTCTCCAGTTTGTTTAAATTCTTCAACTAAGCCCCTGGCTTTAGTCGTTCCTTCTAGATTGGTATAGTAATGATCTATAAAAGATCTCAACGTGTTAGGCGATTGATGCTCGTTTGCTGTAATGAAAAATTGTCTTGGCAGGTTTATACCTTTAATACCTCCAGGTACATCCTCATATGTAGATGGATTAATACGTAAGGATTTTATTCCTACCTTATTAACCTCTGGCATACCTTCTAATATGTATTCTCCATTCTCATATCTAAAGGTAGTTGGTCTTGTCTCTCCAGTAATTTTATTTGCTGAATCAAATACTACGAAATCTAAATTGTTATCTTTAATAAGTTTGTTTATAGCCTCTTGGCCAGCAGCGTTCTTACCACCGCTTTTAATAAAAACAAGACCTTTATCTACTGGAGATGTTAATCTCCCCATAACAACGGGTTTGATGTTATCTTGAGTCTTACTATCAAAACCCATCACTCGTACTATATCCTTAAAAACGGAAGGTCTAAAGAATAGTCCGCCATCTGTCTCAGATGTTCCCTCTATAGCATCTGGATTAAAGTCTTGATCCCTTAAGACCATGAATCTTAATTCATTGGCACCAATTGATTTCTTAAACGTATTAGGATGCATAGGCATACCTGATGCTTCTACATACCCTTGCATTCTTTTATTAAAATCAATTGCATCTTTGAAGTAGTTTTCGCCAAGTATCTTTGGCAACTTACTTAGATCAGCTTTTCCATTTTGAGTGTAGCCATGATTAGCTAGTTCATGTAATACATTTGATACAAATTGTTTCTCATGGATTTTCTTTGCTGCTTTAGAATTCTTACCAGCATATAGATTGTTAACAAACTCTGCTTCTGACTTTTTAAAATAATTTAATAGCTGCGCTTTTTCATTTGAAGCGTATTCAGCTAGTTCGTTTATTTTCATTCCATTATCATTGAATCTCGCAGTAAGAAGCATATTCTTATCTTTAACTCCAGCATAAATATATTGCCCACTTTTTGCCAATTCCGTCATAATGTTGCTAATATTGTCACCAATGTTGAATTTATTCTTAAAAGGATCATATTTAAAAATATCCTCATAAACGACCCTTTTTCCTTCAACCTTACTTACATGTGATAAAAAGCTAAACCCTCGACCAGCACCGAAAATATCGACAATAGGGCTATTGTATTGGTTGACACCGACAAAATTTAAGGCTGTCCCCTTTACTCCAGAGCCAATTGTTGATATTGTATTATCATCTAAATTGTAAACTTGTGTATCATATTGCTGCTTATTTCTTTGTGCAAATAATTTATAAAGCTCCCTTTGCTTTTTAGGATTGTTAATCCACTTTGCATATACAGCATCGTTTCTTACATTTTCAACAAAAGCATCTGGATCTGGGCTATCTTTTACTGATAAATCTTTATCAATAATAAAAGAACTTATTTTCCTATTTAAATCTCTTGCAATCTGCTCTGATGAAGTGAATTTTCCAGCTTTCCCAATCGTGTTGTAAATATCTTCAGCCACCTTCTGAACGGAGGTAGGAGCAGTTTCAACAGAATCCATATAATCCATTCCATTATCAGAATCAGGATCTTCATTATGTTTTTGAGTAATAAATTCTTCTCTTCGTCTAGTATATTCTTCATGGGCTAGATTCCTCACTTCCCTTTCGTATAACCCTGGTTTAGTTGGGTTATCTTCGTATTGTAATCTTTGTTTTATAATTTGATTGACATCTCCATCAATATTATTATTAAGCCACTTTTCAGCTTGAGCTGTAGATTGCTTATGAACATAAGCTTTTGCATTTGGATGCATTTCAGCAAATCCTGGATTAATCTCTGGCTTGAAAATATTCTCTGGGTTAGTGGCATCCATCTCCATAACAAACCTGCCACCCTCAGCTTCTGCTGCTGGTCTAGTCTTGTATCCGAAAAAGCCACCTAATAAGTATTCATACAATTGCATTTCAATAGGTTCGCCACGTAATGTAGATGGTAATCCCATAAATGCTGAACCTACTGCTGCTTTAATAGCATCTTCGGTTTTCGTTCTTTGTCCTTGTGACTTAGCTACTCCTAACCTATTTCCAATTGCTCTCCAATTTCCTATCCCACCAAATACGCCACCTGCTAGTGCGCCCCCTACAAATGTATTCATATATTCATCTGGGCCTGCCCATACATTCGATATTAAACTTGCTGTACCAAGACCTATGGACTCTTCAGCTATAGCTCTACCTACACCACCAGCTTTCATATAGTCTAAGGTATCTAATTCTAATTTAGATATTCCTTTGCCTACATATTTCTTAGCCATTCTAGAACCCATCATTGGGAATGACCAATTGTCTAGTACGCCTACTGCTTTTTGCCCAATAAATCCTTCAACTTTTTTTCCAGCAACGGTTCTTACATACTTTGTTTTATCTATAGCTCCAATAGCTTTTAACCCTTTAGTTACTCCACCTAGAGGAAGAGCTAGTATACTTGGAGCAAAACCAGCGAGGTGGCCAAGACTTTGAGCTATGGCATCATATGTAGTTCTTGGTTGCTCATCGGGTGGGACAAAAGGGATCATCCCCCTTACAAATCCACCAGTAAAATTCTTTGCTAGTGAAGTAAGGGAAGTAGTATCTGCGATAGGTTTAAAATTAATTCCATGTTGTGCAGCTTTTTCCTGTAATATGCCTAACTGGTTATCATTAAACATATTGGGATTCGCACGATATAAACTAATTAAAGATTGAACCTCCGTTGATTCATTTCTATAGGCCATTTATTTTATAAATATATAGGATTTGAACCTTGTAAAAGACCTGAATATCCTGGCAGTCTTCTGTTCAAAGTGTTTCCACCAGCATAAATAATACTTTCTAATCTATCGTTAGTTGGCATTGAGTATTTTAGAAGACCAGCACCACCTAACATTCCACCTAACGCTGCTCCAGAAAATGCTCTTTCAGGAGCTCCCATTGGATCTTCTAGTAAGTTCATTGCTGCTGTAGCTCCACCAAATCTAGCTGCTCCGCCTATAGCGTTAGATGCTCTTTGTGATCTTTTTACTATTTCTTGTGTTTTGGTTGGCAATCTTTTCATTATTGCCCTTGCTCCCGCTGCTCCCGCTTTGGCACCTGCAGCTCCTGGGACAAGTAAACCAAGTAAGGCTAAATTGCTTGCAGTCTTTTCACCTTTTGTTTCACCGTATACACTTTGACCTCTGGAGACAGGTCGCATTTCATTTGGTAGCATACCAAAGGTTGCGTTATCTACCAGGTCAAAAAAGAATTTCTTTAGAGCTTTACTCTCTGGTCTAAATGGTAAGCCTAATTTTGCAGCAATATGTGCAATTCTTTCTGCTTGCTCATCTGAATAGTCTTTTGGATTTTGATTGTAGCCAAAGACTAATTGTTTGGCTCTTTCTACTGGATCCATTATCTTGCCTCTTTTGCTTGTATATTTTGATATGAAAGATAAGAATCGGTTGCTATTCCCATCTGATTTCCGCTAAACATAGCATATAGTTTATTAATTTCATCATCTATAGCTGGTTGTAAATTGTGTTGAGTTGCAAACCCAAATAGACTTTGGTCAAATTCAAGGTTTTCTGGTATTGGAATTTCCTTTGGTCTTATCTTAGAAAGGTCAGGTAAAGATTTGTATTCTTTCATAGCCTTTTCAAGCTCTACCTTTTGACCTCCGCTAGACATCTTTATTAGCCTACTTAAATGATGCTCGTAATCTTTTGGAGCTATTAAAGAACCAAAACCTAAAAATTTACCTTCAGCTTTAGCTGCTTGTTTATACGATTCATATTCAGGTTCGTAATCTTTTCTATAGTCAGACCATTTGTTTTTAGCATTTCTAAAATCTTGATGATAACCTATTTGCTCTTTTATAATATCGCTTTGAAACTTCTGTTTGTTTCTAGTTAAATCAAAAAGAGTTTGTTGGTTTTCTGCAGCTTGTTCACGCAAATCCATTTGCCTATCGAACTGTGCTGCTTGAGCATCCTGTCTCCTTAACTCAAGAGCATATCTTGGTAAGTTGTCTAGAAATTGATTTATCGGGTCATTTGTTATTTGTATAGCCATATTTTATCCTTTATCCTTGATTTGCTTGATAGTCATTTGGATGTACCCATGATTGACCATCCCAAATCATACCTGTTTTTTTGTCCTGTTCGCCTACCTCATAACTGTCTGTTCTGTCTGATTTATAAGGATCGAGATCTACTTGTGCTCTAATTAAATCGATTAATCTTCCTTCGATTTTATCTCTATAGTCTTGTCCTAATCCAAAAATATCTTCTTTGGCTCCAAGTTGTTTTTGTTCAAATCCTAAATCTAAACCTGACAATCTAGATTCGTAGGATTTTTTTAGAAAACCGTCTGGGCCAAGCTCTGCTTGTATTCCTGCCAACTCGGAACCCACTTTACCTGTTTGCTCGTTATAAGCTGCTGTTAATCCTCTGCCTTGTATACCATATTGACCTAATTGACTCTTCAAACCCCCAGATGTTTGGTCATATTGTAATTGAGAACTTTTATCTGCGATATCATATCCGCTTAATTGAGCCCCCAGTTGACCTGTTTTTCTATCATATGAAGTTTGGGATTGATCTGCATCCAACCCTAATCCAGCTAATTGCCTTTCAAGCAAATTAGTAGCAAGGTTTTGTTGCCTACCAATAGCTCCTTCACGAATGCCTATTCTACCAAGCTTTTCTTGCTGCTCAGCTGATATACCTGCAATATCTGCTTTGTATCCTTCTCCAGTTAAACCAAACTGGTCTAATTGTCTTTGTAAGTTACCTGCTAACTCTTGGCTTTGAGCTTGAATAGACTGCTTACCTATATCTGATCTTGCTAAGTCAGATTCAAGTCCAGCTGAAACTTGTCCCTGCCTCGCAGCTACTCCTGCTTCTTGCCCCCTTAATGATGCTAACCTACTACTTGTGTCACCAGTATATCTTTCTATTGCTCTTTGAGACCTAGCGCCTCGTGCACCAGAACCTGCAAATCCTCCTGTATCTCTAGATTGATCATACATACCAAAAAGATCAGCTTGAGCTCCTCTAGTTGCTGATGTTAATTGTCTCCCTATGTCGGCTCCTTGTCTATCTAATTCACCAAGCTGAAATCCAGCTTTTCTTTCTACATCACCTCTTGATAAATCAGCTAAGTCCATACTTCTACCTAGATCGGCTTGCCTTGCAGCTTCCCCAGCTTTAGCACCTTCCTCTTGTAAGCCTAATCCTTGTTGGGCTCGACCAACTTTACCTAATTGTAAAGAGGCAATTCTATTTGCCTGATCTCTGTCAAGTCCAGATGCTGTTAATTGATCTGTTAATTGTGATTGTTTCTCGCCTTCTGCTTCAGTTGCAGCTTGCATTTGCATTCCAATACGACCAATCTCTCTTCCAAATTCATCTTTTGCATATCCTTGCTCATCCTTAGTTAGCCCTCTTTGGATATCTGTCCTTGCTAATGCAAGGTCTCTTCCTTGTCCAGCAAATCCTATTTGATCTTTAGCTAATTGTTCTCTAAGTCCTAATGATTCTTCTTGTCTGTCCAAAGCTTGCTTCAAATAACCTTCTGGGCCAAGTTGGGCTTTTAATAAATCAGCTTGTCTCCCATATTGACCTTCTTGTCTTTCAAGCCCTAAAGCAGCGTCACTTTTAGCTAAGTCTAATTGCTCTTGCTGGATCCCAAGACCTTCCTCAACAAAGCCTTCCCTTGTTGGGTCGTAGTCCTGAAACATTTCCCCATATTCTTCTCTTAATGCACTAGCATCATATCCCATATTTGATAGTATTGAGTTTAAATTAGTCCCAGTAGTGGTAGTAGCTCCTGTTGGATCAGTAGGATCTGTTGGATCGGTAGGGTCTGTTGGATCAGTCGGGTCTGTAGTTCCTTGATATTGGTCTTTAGTAGCTTGAAGCTCTTCATCTGTTGGTTTTGTTACATCAGCTCCCGCACCTTTAAACCCAAACATATCAGCACCAGTCATTGACCAATCTGTATCTGCTCCAAACCCAGTAAATATATTACTAGCATCAAACCCTCCCATTTGATTCATATCTACACCAGCATCAGTCCCCGTAGTAGCAGCTTTACCAGAATCTAAAGCCGCAGCACCTGCTGTTACATCTGCACCTGCTCCTTGTAAGCCAAACATATCTGAGCCACCCATTGAGAAATCTGTTCCTGATCCAAAGACACCACCTTGACTTCCAAATATTCCACCAGAGTTAGCCAATGCTTGTAAGGCTCCTGTGTCTACTCCTAATGGGTTATCCCATGAATCACCACTTGCAGTATCATCATTTCCAAAATTGGCTGACGCTGCACTTCCTTGAGGGGAGCCTGGTTGTGTATTTTCTGTTGACGAGCTTGTGCCTCCTGAGTCTTCTTTGATTGCATCGAAAGGATCATCTGTTCCAGCATTCATTTCATCTTGTTTAATGTCGTCTTTCCAGTCTGGCCTACCTGTATTAGTTCCTATCATATTATTTTGAGCTTGGCCTAAAGTCGCATTAGCTGCTGCTCCAGTACCTAGATTGACACTTGCGCCAGGTTGATTATTCATTGCCACATTTAATGGGCTTTGTGTAGTTGTATTAGATGGTGACTGAAAAACGTCATCTTCTTGAAATCCGTATCCTTTTGGCATTACCATCCTCCGTTAATATTTAGAATAGAACTATATGGATTCTGATTCTGATTCTGATATATAGGACTTAATGTATATGGATTATTAAAATCAATTGTATTTGGAGTCAATGTTGTTCCAGAAGTTAAGTCTGCTCCAGTTGCGTTTATTCTACTTAATAATGTATCATTAAATCCCGTTTGAGGTTTTTGATTCATTATGTTTGACATTACATTACCACTACTCACACCAGGCTTTGGTGGTCCTTGTACTGGTGGGGGAGTTGGTGTTAAGACAGTTGGGTTTTGAATATGATGCTTGACAAGAGCACTTGGATTATTAGCTGCAGGTACTACTGATTTTTGTACTGCTTGATCTAATGGGTTCCATTCGTTCCAAAACATATCGTTTATCTTATCTTCTGTTAATCCTTGTGTTTGAGCCAGAAATGGATTGTCTGTAAGTGCCTTAGCGGTTACTTCCTTTCCAAATTGATCGCCACCGATTCCTAGATTCCTGGCTCCCCAGTCTCCTAAGAATTTTGATTTGTCTGCTCCCCATTCAGCAACCCCTTCTGCTGCTTTGGGAAAATGCTTCCCTAGTGTGTAAACACTAAAAGCATCAGTAAGCATATTCACGTTTGCTTTTACATTTAATTGCCTTAAAGCGTCAGTACCTTCTGCTCTTGCATCAGCAGCGTCTTGTTTGTATGCTTTTACATCGCCTACCAGATCTACATTGGAAAACTTTTTTCCTAACTCACTACCTGCTCTTCCCCCTAAACCGCCAGCAACTGCCATACCTAACAATGGCATACCCATAGTTGCTCCTAATAATGTACCGCCTGCTACTCCTAGCATCCTTCCAAGGCTCATATTAGAAAACATATTGCCAATACTACTTTGTTGCCTTCTTCGCATTTCATTAAGCTTATTAGCTTGGTCTGCTAAGAACTGATAATATCTTACATTCGCACTCATAACTAACTTCCTTTTATTAACTCAGTAAATTCTGAGTAGTATAATTTTGTTCCTATCTTAACATATAATCTAGGATTTTTACCAGGTTCCCTTGCCAATACTCGTTCTCCATCAATCATGCTTATAACATTAGGAGCTTTACTAAGTATAGGTAATTTATTTTCCGATACCTGTCTAAATTTTCTTTCTAATCTTTCCATTAAGATACGTTCTTAATTAGCGTTCTATATTCAATAGATATATCGTTTATTTCTACACCATTGCCAGGGGCCCACCCTGAACATTTTACTTTTAAACTTCCGCCTTCAAATGGGGTTGATGGTACTGCTACTAATGTATCCCATGATCCAGAGGTATTTGCAAAATTCCCTGTTAAGTTTGTATATGATGTTCCTCCATTTACAGAATAACTAATAGGCGTAGTAACGGTTGCCTCTGATTTATATGTAACAATTATTGAATAAAATCTTTTTTCTTTAGCTGGGGCACCAAAAGTTATATCTTTAGTTATGAATTGACTATCACCAGCCTGTACTCCTCCCCTATCAGTCTCACTCCATTCTATTACTGTTATTGTTTCATCTGGATCACTTGTATTATTTACATCATTAGCTATCTTTTCTCTTTGCTCTCCAAATGTTAAGTTGTAATCATGATCTACAATCATGTTACTTATAACGTGGCCATTTGAACTGCTTGCGAATAAAGAACCTGGTGCTTTACTCCAAGCATTTACCCTGAAATCATAAACAAAAACATCTGGTTCAGTCCCAACTCCCGCAACCCCTGTTATGCAATCACTCACCACTATAGCGTATTTATGCTTAGGATTATATCCTATAATTGTACCATTTGTATAAAAACTTTGCCAGGTTGCATCGCTTAATTTACCGTCAATTAAATTCCTTATTGACTGCCCATCATATAGCCAGAATCCATATTGATTTGCCCACATAACTCCAAAGTCTGCTTTTGCTACAGCAGCAGGATGAAGGCATCCAGAAAAATCTTTTATTTCTTCTAGAAACCAACTTGCTGGACTTGGTGCACCAATATTAATAATAAATAGTTTTTCTTGTTTGTATGCTAATAATCTATCGCCTAAAGCCTCCAGCTTTACATATTCACCAGCATCTCCTTTTACAGCGTCTATAAAATAACTTCTGGGGAAAGTATCAAACTTTCCAGGAGGTGAGTACATTATTCTATCTCTCATTTGAGTAACAACGCCTTCTTCATTTTCTGTTCTCATATTGGCAATAAAAGTTCTTCTATTTGCAATTATTGCAGTTTTATAACCTTCTCCATTTCCGCTTATACTAATTTTACCCTCATCTGCACTAAACCCATTTAATATTTCATAGGTTTCTAAATTTATATCAGATGACCATAAATCGTTATCACTAAAGATTTGAGTAGCGTGAGCAGTATCATCCCATAAGGTATATGGATCGCTAAGTGTAGATCTAGTTCCTAAACTTAAATCGCAATCAAGAAGTAAAGTCCATGGATCGTTTGTCTCATCCAGTCTTGCATAAACTCTTATCCCAGAAATCCTAGAGTTGTACGCTGCTTTTAAATCAACTTCTAAATTTAATTTTCTATTATCTGCGCTAGGCGTAAAAGTATTGCTAGAAGTTGGAATGTATAATAATGATTCTTGATTGCCATCATATATAAATGATGCAGCACATTGATACGCTGTATTTTTCCATCCAGAAGTGGATAAAGCTGAGTCCCCAATCAGTCTAAGATGAAGACCTGTTCCACTTGCAGATGGATATGCTGAAGATGTGCTAACTGTAAATTCGGTAGGGGCAGCTAAGTCATTCGCTTTTATATCCCACCCTTCAAACGTTCCGTTATTTACGGTTGACAAAATAGTGGCCCCACTTGAGTCATGGAAATGAGTTCTTTTAATATATCCATACCAAACGTTTTGATAGGCATTAGCATTTGTAGGATCACTATGTGACTTTTCTTCCCAGTAAGATGCATCTGATATTCTAACTGCGTTCTCTGCATAGTAAAATACAGGTCTTACCATTACGTGGAGTTTTGGAGTTCCGCTTTCATTGGCGTCAGTAGTTACAAAATTTTTATGATCAAGAGTGATCTTGGCCCTATTGACATCTCTTATTCTTAAACATTGAAAGTTATTAGCATTGCTCCCATCGTCACAATTTTCAATTCTTATATAATCTCCAGCTTTAAATTTCCCTATAAAACTATTATCATCATCTGTAATTACATCTCCAACTCCACTAACACCTGCTGCTGTAAATGCAAGTTTATTTGCACTAAAGTCATGATGATTTACTGTTGCACTTCCTGTGGCTGTAGCGGCTTTTGCTCCATTTCCTCTAAGATTCAATGTTCTTGTATTGTAATCATACCAATGTATATTACCATTTAAACAATCCATATACATAACACTCTTAGACCCCTGGTCTGTTGCGCCAGATGCATTTACGCTTGTTGGTGCAGTCAATCCAATGTCATAATCACTTTCAAAGGCAAACATTCCATAGCCACCAGCTAAATGTCCTTCTATAGCACTTGCGCCTTGTGAACCATCAGTCCCTGTAGCTCCGCTAAAATCTGAGGCAACTAGCCTTGTATGTGTAACTCCGCCACCTAATGTCTTTATAGAATTACGTTCTGTAAAAGATATGTTCTTAGCTTCAGATAATCCATTTTGAGGAATATCTCTGGGATTTGTAGTGTCTATTAATCCGCCAGAAAAATCATCTATATGTACGCTTAACTTTGGCACGCTTCTTTACTTTCCTTTTCTTTTTCTTTCCGTAGTA